TCTCAGGAATTGAATACATTCCACGAGAAACACGCCGCGATTGATCCATGACAATCCAGTTTGGTGGAGCAACCATGTTCAAGTGAGAACAAGCAACAAGAAGTTCATCACGACTAACCATCGTGCTGTTCTTCATTGCATCGGTGCGAGTTTCCTTGAGAACGCGGAGAAACTTGGTCTGAGTGTTCGTGAGAAATTTCGTAGTCATGCCCAAATTTTACGCTGAAGGCAAAACCAAATCAATGACCTTTGCTGATATTTTAGAAAAAAAGATTTCTTGTTCGTAGCATTGACATGGCTTTTTTATTTTGGTACAATGGCTGCATGGAAAAAACCGTAAACAAGAACTCAAAGTCTCTTCTCAGCCGCTTGCTTGCTACTGAGAACATCTTTGTCATTCACGATAAGAATGCAAAGACAGCATCCTTTGACATCATGAATCGCGTTCTCCGTTTGCCAATTCTCAAGGAGATGAGCGAAGAGTTGTATGATATGTTTGTGGCTCACGAAGTCGCACACGCATTGTACACTCCATTCACAGAAGAAGATAAGAAGACCCTGAAGGAACATGGTTATCTTTCATCTGCAATCAAGGTGTGTGGTAACACAGAAGAGGCTGCTCTTGCTCACGGCTATATGAATGTCGTTGAGGATGCTCGTATCGAACGACTCATCAAAGAGAAGTTCGCAGGGCTTCGTCGTGACTTCTTCATTGCATACGGTGAACTGCACAAGAAGGACTTCTTCAAGATTTCAAAGAAAGATGTTCGGGATATGTCTTTCATCGACCGAATCAACTTGTTCTTCAAGATTGGTTCTCATGTGAATATTGCATTCACAGATGAAGAAATGACTTATGTCCTCATGGTCGAAAATACTCGCACGTTCGATGATGTGGTTGATGTCACCAAGAAGATTTGGGAGTACTGTAAGGACAAGAAGCGTGAACAGACTGGCGGTAGCGATATCGGCCATGAGCATGAGAGTGACGGCTCTGATAATGAAGATGGCGAAGAAAGTCGTCAATCACCTACGCAAACGCAAAATGGAGATTCCAAAGAAAAGGGCGGTGAATTCGTCAACGGAGAATGGCATACTCGTTCCATTCGTCCTGATGAATGCCATACACAGCAAAATTTTGATGAGCGTGTGAAGTCCCTCATCAGCGACAGTATTTACGAAGAAACTTCATACTTTGCACTTCCATCGGTCAACACAAAGAATGTTGTTGTGAATTTCAATGAAATTCTTTCGATGTTCGACAAATGTGCGACTGATTACACCAAGAAGTATTCAGAATTCATGGATGATTCAAAGAAGTTTGTTGAATCATCAAACCGTGTTGTGAATATCCTTGCACAAGAATTCATGGCTCGCAAGGCCGCTAAGGATCATCACCGCAGTTCTGTCAATCGTACTGGTGTGATCGACACAGTTCGCATGGTTGACCATAAGTTCTGTGACGATATCTTCAAGCGATTGAAGTTTGTTCAGAAGGGTAAGTCTCACGGTCTTGTTTTCTACGTTGACTTGTCAGGCTCAATGGCTCCAGTTCTTGAAGATACCTTCAAGCAACTCGTCCAACTCGTCCTGTTCTGCCGTCGCGTAAACATTCCATTTGAAGTTTATGGATTCACGACAAAGATGCGTGACGGTTTGGAAATGGATAATTATTCAATCGACAAGGAAACACTTTCCTCTTTGTCATCAAGCCATTGGACTTATTCAAAGGTTCCGAATGAAATGAAGGAAAGCGTACACCCCTTTACTTTGATGAATCTGTTTTCATCAAAGATGACAAAGAATCAGACAGAAGTGATGATTCGCAATGTCTTTGCTCTCTCTACTTTTTACAAGCGTGGAGAAATGTACAGCATTCCGCCAATGATGTATCTTTCATCAACTCCATTGGTCGAAGCCGTTGTTGCTTCGATTGATATGGTGCGAAAGTTCAAGGAAGATAACAAGTTGGACATCGTAAACACAATCTTCATGACAGACGGAGAGCCTACTGGTGTTCGTTTGTCTTCTCACAACACGTTTGTGTACAAGGAGGGCATGACGTTCAAGTTTGAACACCGAAGTTCAGTTCTCGACAACATGATCAAGATTTTCCGTGAGTTGACGGGAATGAAGGCAATCTGTTTCTTCTTGTGTGAAAACAAGTACACGTTGAATGCTTGGACATACGGAAGCAGTTATCATTCCGAATCGAATCAACTTGCAGAAGAAGCCAGTAAGCGGTATGCTAAGGAAGGTTGGGTTTCTGCCATGAAGAATTCCCACAAGTATGATGAGAAGTTTATCATTCGAGCACAAAATGCCGTGGAGGATGCAGATTTGGATGATGTCCTTTCAACCAAAACTACTTCTGTTTCGATTCGCAATGGCTTCATCAAGGCAATGTCTCAGACCAAGACTTCCCGCACAATGCTCAACCGTTTCATTGAACTTATCTCAAAGGAGTGACGTATGGATGACGAAGACGATATTTACCGTGACATCACCATGGATAAATTCACCACGATGTCAAAACAAGAACAATTAGATTACGTTGAAAAGGCTCTCATCGAACTTTGGGACAACGATATCGTTGATCTCATCGGATTTGATGAAAATAAACAACCACTTTTTGTAAGGAAAACAAATAAGCATGGATGATTATATCTTTTTCTCATACAACGAGGAAAACGAACAACCAAATGAGTCAAAGGTTTACAAAGATTACAAAAAGTATCTAAACACCGAAGACGAATTGGAGGATATGATCATTGACGGAGTTCTTGACGTTTATGTTGATTCTGATGGTTCTTTCCATTATCATGCGAGCCAAGCAGCACAGGCCGCACTTCCACCAACAGTAAAGTGTAAATTTACAACTTTTGCAAGTATGCTTGAGAAGCGAGGACTGAATATAAATAGGTATAATCGCTATAAGTATATGTTGCGTAGGATGAACCCATGAATTCACAAAATGAACTTGACCATGAACAACAATCATACTACAATGATCCCAACACGAAAAACAACCGTGATGAATTCGTGGAAGAAACCCATCAAAACAACCGATGGGAAGACCTTCCCTGTGACGACGATGAAATTGAGGACTAGCCTGTTCACAAAAACGGTGCGGCCAATCAAACGTGACACCTATGATGCAAATATCCAAAAGGATTAGCCTTGTATACAAGGACTGTGAAGCAGCAAAAAAACTTGCTGCTGAGGGTCGCTTTGAAGAGTCTGATGACTTCTTCATAGAAGCGTATGCAAATGCTATTGACTTACTAGAGTCATATGACGTATCATACTTTACAGACACAGAGATCGAGTTTCTAGAGACAATCATAAAAGATTTTGAGGTTGAATAAAATGAAGAACAACACAATCGAAGTTTTCATCAATGAGGAATACGGCTACAAGACTTGGATTTGGCGACCAAACATGACGGAAGAAGAATTCATTGCATGGTGGGAGTCTCTTACTGAGACTGACATCATCAAGTACTTTTTCAACATCAAGTCTCTTCACGGGGAGTTGAAGCCACACACCGTCAAGGAAATTGCTACGCAGGGAGATAGCGTGGCACGAATGTTTGGTGATCCGAAGTCATATCAACCTTACTACTATTGCCATATGCACGATGTGGACGATACGTTCATGTGCATTGGCAAGAATCGGTACAACTTCCGACGCACCACCCGCCGCGATTGGAAGGACTATTGGATTGATTGGACGCTCAGGAATGAGAAGCCAGTAGCAATGTGAGCGGGAAATTTCACAGGGGGCGTAACAGCCCCTTGATTTTTTTATCGGATGTTGATAGTATAACAAGTCCCTGATATAAATACTGGAATAGAGGTAAATATATGGCTAAAGACTACCCATCAAAGGCAAAAGAAAAATCAGAAGAAAATCCAACAACACAAAGACAAAATTTGGATGTGACGGAGTTGGAAAAACAACGTGCAGAGCGTCGAAAATCATATAAAGAGCGTGTGACGAAACCACAAAATGAAGAACGTGGTAAAAAGGTTGCAATTTTGGCCGCTCAGATGAAGCGACGTGGATTAAATGTTGATAGTATAAAAGCCCCCGAAGTTATCAATCGTGTAGGAAGAATGGTACTTGGTAAAGATGGTAAATTAAATGTGACACTTTCTCCACGAACAAAAGGTGAAAAGTTTAAATCATTGGTCAAAAAAATCCTGAGCGCAGCACATAGTGCTGTGACGGGAGGACATATGAATGTTAATAAAAAGAAAAAGCCTGTGACGGGTGCAGCGAAGAAAGCACAAGTACCACCGCAAGCAACAATGAAGCAAGAAAAGACAGTTGAAGATATGTGGAGAAGTTCAAAACGTGGCATGAATAAATAATATTGATGGAAAACTTTGAAAATAAATCAAAACGACGTTTACGCTTAACTCAGAAGAATAAGTTTAATAACTTTAAAAGAAGTGGGATTTCCCGAAAAGGAGATCCCATTTCTCATAGGTGCAATGATTGGAAATGTATAGAATTCAGAAAACTGAAAGAAGTAGAATAATACTTTCTTGCAATAAGAATTATAAGCATTTATAATGTGGGATCTCCGTGACGGCTTTAGAAAAAAATAAAATATCCGTGACGGTTCTAGAAAGATTACAAATGCCTATAGTAAAGAAGTAATATTATGGAAGAAGTTTCTTTGTATAACGTAAGATATGAAAAGATATTTGATATTGATTGGAGAAAGGCCATTCTTCTTTTATTAAATGGGAAAGTTATTTCCTGTACAGAAGAAGAATTTATTGATATACGAACTGGGTCTGGAGTATTTAAATTACCAAAACATATAGCATTAAAAAAATATATTTACATGCCATGTAAGGAGTTTAGTCCAACTCGTAAAAATATCTTTAGACGTGATCGCCATATTTGTCAGTATTGTTCTTGCAAATTAGAAGGCCCGAATGCAACTGTAGATCACGTTTTACCGAGATCCCGTGGTGGTAAACATAAATGGGATAATGTTGTTGCTTGTTGTCTTTCATGTAATCGAAAAAAAGGTGATAGAACTCCATCAGAAGCCAAGATGGATCTCCTGTCTAACCCCAAACCCCTTAAGTTTCATTGAGGGGTTATTTCATATAAATAATGTATTATGGCAAAAGAATCACACAAGCAAAGAATTAGCAATTTACAGCAAAACAAAAGAAGAAATTCCCCAACATCGGCTTCAATTCGTGAGGCCATGAAAAACAAATATCCATTGGGGTTTTCAAAGAAACAAAGAGGAAATCAAGAGGGTAAATAATATGCCAGTTTATGGATTTATTTGTGATAACTGTAGTGAAAAATTTGATCGTTTTTTGTCTATTTCGGATAGAGAACAACCCTTAACAGAATCTTGTGCTAAATGCAATCATAAAAGCATTCGTAGAGATTATGAAAATCAAACATCTGCTTTGACAGCTGATTCATCGGTAACACCAAACAAAAAAACTGGTGGAGCATGGAATGAACTAATGTCAAAAATGAAAAAAGGTCTTCCTAAACATACTCACGCAAATTTAGATAACGCAACAAACAGATCACTGAGGAGATGGCAGTCATGAGAGGAATAAACAGAATAATCAATCAAATAATGCTAACTGAAGCCGATACTGGCCAGACTCAAGCAAAGACAAAAGAACAACAAGAAGCAGAGTTTAAGTCTGCTCTTGAGGCTGCTAAGGCTAGTGGTATGCCACAAGAAGAAATTGACAGAATCACAAAGGAACGAGAGCTTCAAAAAGCTTTGGAAAATCCAGTACAATTTGATCCTAAAAATGACCCAATAGCCAAATCCGAAAAAGAAAGAACAATGCCCAGCATGGGTGCTATTAGTGACGCTGAATCTAAAATTGGTCATGCAATGGCTGTTGGTGATGCTATGCGAAAGGCCGAAGCCACTGGTAAAGTTCCTGTCGGTACATATCCAAATCAAGTAGAAGAAATAATTTATACCCCAGAAGAACGAAAAAGATTGATGCAATATCAAGCAGACGTTGGCCGTGCTGCTAGAGATGCTGGAGCCACACCAGAGCAATTAGAAGTTGCTGCTGGTCCGTTTTCTACAGCAGATACAGTAGCGAAAACATCAGCAGCCGCACAAGATATTATATTAGCAGCGGCCTCTGGTATTGGTTCTAAAGGCTTACCACAGGTTCAATCTGGAAAGCCAACACCAGCTCCAGGTTCTGTCATTTCAAAGCCAATAGAAACAAAAACATCTTCTGGGCTACCTTTGACTGCACCTACTACAGCCACAACATCGGGAATTGCTCAAAGTTCTGGTACACCAACATCTAAAAGAGAATTTTCTCCAATTAATGTAAAAAGTAAAATATTAACTGCTGGTTTAGCTACTGTCATTGGTTTACAGTCTGCTGGTATTCTCCCATCTACACCAACAGCCCCTGTTCGACAAACAACCACAACATCAACTACTGGAACTACAAGCACTCCAGCCGCAACTCCAAAGGCTCCAGCAACTCCAGCCGCAACTGCAAAGGCTCCAGCAACTCCAGCCGCAACTGCAAAGGCTCCAGCAACTCCAGCCGCAACTCCAAAGGCTCCAGCAACCCCAGCCGCAACTCCAAAGGCTCCTTCTGTCCCAGCAGCAGCCGCTGTATCTACACCAAAATCAACCCCAACAACATCATCTACCCCAGCAGCAGCCCCAGAAGTTGCTAAATCAACATCAACCACTGCGCCAGTTTCTGATACAGCAACCGCACCAACAGTTGCACCAACAGTTGCACCAACCACCGCACCAACCACCGCAACAACAACGACATCAACAACTGATACAATTGATACACAAAATCAACAACAGCAGCAACAACAGCAACAACAGCAGCAACAACAGCAGCAACAACAGCAGCAACAACAGCAGCAACAACAAAACCAACAACAACAGCAACAAAACCAACAACAACAGCAACAACAGAATCAGCAAAATAATAATACACAACAAACAAAGACACCACCAAATAAACCAAATAAACCTAAACCATCAACACCAACAATAATTCCGATACCAGCATCCTCAACAACAGAACCATCAGAACCAGGAACTATATCTAAAGTTGCTGATAACATGTATAAGTTTAATATAAATCCATACTTTATTGGTACACAGAGCAACTTAGCGAAGTTTGACGATAGAGAAAGTTCTAATATTGGTGGTGGGAAATCTAGAGAAGATTTAATTGGTTATGCTTATAATTTATTAACTAATCCATCTGGTAGAAGAGAAAGATAATTATGAAAATAAAACCAAGAAAAATTAGAAGTAGGAATAAATTCAGATCTTCTATTATGGGATATTATAGAAACAAATTAGGAGGGCTTGGTAGAGTGTTTAAAGAAGAAAGACCATTCGATCCACTAGAAACTGTTCCTGGATTGCACAGTCTTCCAGATTCAGTGCAACATGATATATCAAATTTAATTAAAGAATCTATTGGCGAAAAACTCAGAAAACACGCATCAAGAGAAGTGTCTAAATATATGAAAACACCTGATGGTTCTTCTTTAAAATCAAAGGTGAGTGAAATTATTAAAGGTAAAATGCGTGGACCGAAAAAAGTTTAAATTAAAATTAATAGAATCTGATAATACCGTCAGAAGTGTGGAAGAGAAGAATATAAGAATCTACTCCACACCTGACGGTATTTTTCCATCTGTAACTACTGTTGTTGGGTGGGAGAAAAGATTATTTTTTGAGTCTTGGAGAATTCAAAATAAAAAAGAATCCGATAGAGTATGTAAAAGGGGAACTCAATTACATTCTCTCGTAGAGGATTATATCTTAGGTAAAGATTTAAAAATAAAAGAACTAGATCATAAAACTCAAGATTTATTTTATTTGATGAAGCCAAAGGTTGATGAGTTGGATGAAATCTATGCACTAGAAACTCCATTATGGAGTACTAAATTAGGTCTTGCTGGTAGAGTCGATTGTATTGGTTTACATGAAGGTAAAATAAAAGTAATCGACTTCAAAGGAAGTACAAGACCAAAAGATGCTAGAGATATTCAGAATTACTTTCTACAGGCAACTGCTTATTGTTTAATGTGGCAGGAAAGAACTGGGGAAAAAATAAAAGACTTCTCTATATTTTTGGCTTCTGAAGAAGGAATAATGCAAGTCTTTTCAGAAAAGACGGTTAATTTTGTAGGTGATTTGAAAAAAACTATTGAAAAATTTAAAGAGGTAAGCAATGATTCGATTGAAGCTTGAAGATGTAAATAAGAGATATTCACAAACATGGGTTAAATGTAATGATGATGCTCAGAGTAAATTCTTTAGAACCAAGTTTATAGAACAATTTGGTGGTGAATTTATTTCTGAGAAAAGAGAATTTACATGGAGAGAAATACCAAAACCAACCACGGTAAGAAGAAAATTCATATTTGAAGACCCAGAAGGTAGAATTCACTTTGTCGATAACATGTATGATTTCTGTAAAAAGCGTGATCTGAAACGAGCCGCAATGTATGAAATGATTGCTGGTAAGAGAAAACAATATAAGAAATATAAATTTATTGGGGAAATACCCTGGCAATTATAAATAACAGTATGTTTTTAAATGAAAATTGGTTTTCCGAAGAAGAAATGAAGGAATTTTTAAATTCCTCGAAAGAATATCTTTTTGAGGTGGTTGAGGCTAAGACTCGCATGAAATTAGCCAGAGCAGCCAGACGAACTGCAAAAAGAAGAGCATTTCTCAGAAAATTGAGAGAAAAAAGAAGAAAACAGACACCAGCATTGAAGAAGAGAGCCTATAACGAAGTTAAGGCTGCGTTCAGAAAAAAGTTATTCAAGGGTAATTGGAAAAAATTATCATATTCTTCAAGAGCCAGGATTGATGCTGTAATACAAAAGAGAAAACCAGCCCTGAATAGAATGGTAAAAAGAATCATGCCAGCAATAATTCGTGGCGAATCTAGAAGATTACAAAATCTGTCTAGCAGAAAAAATAAAATAAATAAATAATAGTAAACGGAGAAAATAAATGGCAACATATTACTGGACAGGTAAAGTAAGTTCTGATGTTCAAAATGCAAATAACTGGTCTTTATGGGGTCCAAGTTCAGGGGTAACATTACCAGCATCAGCTGCTTCAAAGCCAGTAGATGGTTCTGATGTAGTTTTGGCTAAATATCCAACAACTTATCCAATTTTTGGTCCACAGGGATTCTTATCAGGAGTTTCTGGTGGAACTCTAGCCGTTCAATTGGCTACGTTACAAGTAAAAGAAGATTTTAGTAAAGATATTGGAACTTCTTCCAATTATTTCAAGTTCTTTGCAAAGAATGTTGATTTAAATAAATCAGGTTCTGGTTATACTTTAGCATATATTGAACTCACCGCAAATCCAGACGGTATAACAATGGTTGAAGATCCACATGCCATTGTTGATGTAAAATGTAAAACAAATGGCACAAAATTTTATTTTAAAGGTACAGCATCAAGCCTTGGGGTTATATCTCAACCACAATTTGTAACAAATGCAGAAATTTATTGTTATAATTTAACAAGTTCGTTTTTTTGTTTTAATCCACTTTCTCAAGATAAATTTTATCTAGACAAAACAACTACTAATGCTACTGTTTATTCTGAAAATGGAGATGATATCACTAATTTAGTGACACAAATATTCAATGGACAATCAAGTTTAAATATAAGTCAGGGATATCAGTCACTTTCAGAAATTTATTTAGTTGGTAACGGAACATCGATAAATTTGACACAAACTGGTGTTTCTGGAAGCAATCCATTAGATCTTCCTTATACACTATTCACTAAATTAACAGTCGGAGTATTAGGTGGACCATGCACCGTTAACTCTTATCATGAAACTTTTATAGAACAATTAAAAATTGAAAAAGGAACTATTAATTTTTATGATCCAAGTAGTGTTTCTGTAATAACATCTGGTGAATTTGATTCTCAATTAGCTTCTTTAAATACAACAGAAAAAAATAATCTGGAAATTGCTACTTTAACTATTAAGAATATTAATGGAAAAGCAGCACCAAATATTAAATTATATGGAAATTATGACATTACAGCGTATCCAAATGATCCGTTGGCCTAATAATTGATCGGAAGAACCCCCTCCAATCGGAGGGGGTTTTTTTATAAATAATAATATGAAATATTTTAAACAACTATTAAATATAACAGAAGCATCCCCACAAGATAAGAGATTGGGTGCTCGTTTACGTAAAAGAAGACAACGAGAGCGCGAGAATGTTACTCGTCAAACCAATCCATTTGATATGATTTTGGTTGTTAAAAATAAATCAAACGGTGAAATATTAATTATTGATAAAGAATCATACGACCCCAGATACCATGAAATATTAATTTCACCAGAAGAAATCAATCAATCTACAATTTCTGGTATCTTAAAAGATCCGAAGTTTGTACAAACCGAGACTTCTAAAAGATTATTTGGTGATGTAAAACAAGATCAACCAAAAGCAGGAGATGAAGAAAAACAAGCTTCAGCACAACAATCTGGACAAACACAAGGTGGAGGCGAAGAACAAAGACCTTTATCTGGCTCAACACCACCACCTAAAAAAGAAATACCATTTACACAGAATAACAAAGTATCTGGACCAGTAATAGCACTTGGTATGATGGCTGGTATGCAGGGTGCTCAGTTACAGAAAATGGGAGTAACCCCAGAACAACTTGAGGAATATAACTCCTCAATGGAAATTCAAGAAGTTTCAAATAAGATTGCTTCTCAAATAAAATTCTATTTTAAAAATGTTATAGGTCGTGATATATCTGAATATGTTCCTGTAATGATTGATGAACAACCATTCCAGACCACAGATCTTTGGAAGAAAATGGGTGGATATGATTCCGCCCCCAAAGCAAATATAGTATTCAGACATATCTGCGTCGAAGCTTCTGGTAAGAATGAAAAATGCCAAAAAGAAAATTGTGAGTGTATAAAAGCTGGTGTTTCTCCATCAGAAACTTCATATTCATTCGCAATTAAATATGGTCCATCATCTATAATTAATGGTAAATTAAATAATGACACAGAGACAACATTTTATTCTACTATTAATTTAATAGATCAATTAATTTTAAATAAACCAGTTGGTCTAGAACAAGAATTTGATGAGAAAGAGTTAAATGCTATTGAAAAATTACAAGATGATGTTAAATTCATCAAAAAAATAGCAATACAAAAGATAGATGAAAAAATTCTCAGACCAAATCAATTTCCACAAAAAAATCAAAATCCAATAAAACAAATAGAAAAAATAGTAGATGATATCTCTAGACAAATAGAGAGAGTAATAAATTCAAATATTCTTTATAAAGAATATTACTTATTTGAATCTCTAACTGGATATGTAAAGTTTAGTCCTGGTTCCCCTGGATTTGCTTCTGGTATAATTGCCATTATGCCAAATTCATATGATGTTGCCATGCGTGGTCTTGATTTGGATTTTGTAAGAAAAATAGCAGATGATGAAGATAATAAAATAACATTTAATTTAAAATCAAATCTATTTGAATCTCCAGACGAAAAAACAGATCTTGAAATATGCAAAGCCAGATTTGGTGGAAAATGTCCAAAAGCATCAACACCAAAGAAATATGCCATTCGTATGTTAATATCTTCTTTCTTAAATGAAAGTAAATTTACACATTCTTCATTAAGATATCTTTTTGAGCAAGAAGATCCTGAAGCTGTTCAAGGTGATTTCATGCAGATCTTAGAGTCAGCAGAAACTATTCAAGATTTAATGAATATCTTTTCACTTACACCAAATCAAATTACCATAACACCAATAGATCTATTTGGTGGGGCAGCAATTGATTATTCTTCAGAAAGAAATTTCATCAAAGTAAACGGAAAAATGTTCCAAATACCAGTTCAGATTGATCAACTTCCACCAAATGATCTGGAAGATATGACTGAATCATTTTCATTCATGAAAACTTTATTGGAAAGAAAAAAAAGAAATTATCGTAAAGAATATGATGAATATCACTCAAAACCAGAACAAAGATCAAATCGTTCAAAAAGAGTTTTGGCACGAAGAAAAATGATGAAACTCGGTAAAGTAAAAAAAGGCGATGGCAAAGATGTTGATCACAAAGATGGTAATCCACAAAATAATTCAGTCGATAATCTAAAAGCAGTGGATAAATCCCACAATAGAGGTAAACATTAATGAATAAATTGATGGAAGTTTATCGAAAGTCTGGATTAGGTAGATGGTTTCATGGAGAAACAGCAACTAAGAAACCAGGTTGGGATCGTTATAACTCCGAAGGTAAAAGAGTTGGTAAATGTGGTGATGCGAAAGAAGGAAGTTCCTATTCAGCCTGTTTATCAAAGCAAAAAGCAAGACGTTTAGGTAAGAAAAAAATAGCATCATTTGTAAAGAGAAAAAGAGCAGCACAAAAAGAATCTGGTCGTGGTGAAAAAGGTGCTGGTGGTAAAGGAATGAAACCAGTTTTTGTCAAAACAGGAGTTACTGAATTGAAAGAAAATAAAATTCACTCGTTGATTGCAGAAGCAGTAGCAAAAGCATCGATGCCTTGTAATAAACCAAGAAGATCAACAAGACCAGGTAAAAAAATGATGGTCAAAGCCTGTGAAGGTGGTGTTGAAAAATTAGTACACTTTGGTGCTAAAGGTTATGGTCATAATTATTCATCAGCTGCCAGAAAATCATTCAGAGCCAGACATAAGTGCGGTGAAAAGAAATCTAAATTATCAGCACAATATTGGGCATGTAAGAAATTATGGGCAGGACCAAAAGGTTCAACCGCTCCATGTCCAGCTGGAAGAGTATGCAAAGAAAATACTAAATATAGTTTAGCTAGTTTATTATTAGAAAAACGAAGAAGAAGAAAAAAGTATAAAAATAAAGCGTCTGATCCAGAATTATGGGGAAGAGCAATAGCAGCTGCCAAGGCAAAGTTTGATGTATATCCAAGTGCCTACGCAAATGCTTGGGCATCAAAATGGTACAAAAAGCACGGCGGAACCTGGGAAAAAATAGATTAAGGAACAACCATGAAAAATTTAATCAAAATATTTGAAAGAAAAATGTTGCCTGGTGAAAAAAGTGAAGAGAAAAAACTTCATAAAAAAATATCAAAAGCACCATTCATCAAGCAATATGGAAAAGATCGTGGTGAAGAAATATATTATGGTTATACTAAAAAATTAGCAATGGAAGATATATGCCCATGCGAAGATGAAGTTATTCTAGAAAAAGAAGGAAAGAAAAAGCGTGGATCTCCATGGTTTATTGATAAGGAAACCAGAAACCGTAATCCTCATACTGAAAGAAAGAAAATTCCTAGAAACCACCCAAACAGAACTAAAATGACTGCATCCCAAAAGGCTGCACGACCAAGAATTGCTAAGAAGCTTATTGCATCATACAAAAAAAGAGGATTAAGTTTATCTGATCCAGCTCCAAGTGATCCAGCTAAAACAGTTGAGGAAATAATCTACGCAACCGCCACTAAACTTGCGATAGATGGTGTTTCTAGTGTTCGTAGTAAAAAGAAAAAGGGTAAGAGTAAGGCGACACAAAAGAGAGAATCAAAATTAGCAAAGAGTAAATCAGATAAAGAAGAAAGACAAAAGAGTATTCGTTCAGCCTTATCAAAGATAGATCGCCAAAGAAGCGAAAAATAATAATAAATATATCAGGAGAATATATGAAAACATTTAAAACTAGACTCAGCGAAGCTGGAACAGCAGATGGCTTTCTTGGAGATATTTCTGATGCTGAAGGTATCCGAGCCTATACAGGTAGAGGTATAACAGATCCAACCAAACAAGGTTCATTTGGAACTGTTCACCAAAATAGAGCAGACTTTAAACCATCAAAGAATATTCAGTCACAAGAGTTAGATCAAATTCATTCAATGATCTATACGTATCTTTCTGGTGTTCATGAAGATCCTCGACAGGCTCTATACGGACTCAAAGTTCGTTTAAATCACCTTGGTCTTGATTTTGAATTTAATAGAAATGTTCCATTACCAGTTGGCCCAGTTACATTAAAGCTTACTCGTTATGGTGAAAAGTTTGGAACAACACCAACAACAAATTTAATGCAAGATGGTTTTGATCGCGGTCAAGACTACACAAATATTTCATTGCAAATGAATTTAATGCAAGATCAATCAAAACGATTTTATTTCGATGGTATTAATTTAGTTCCAGATTCAACAATGCGAGTAACAGTTATGACACCAGTAAATCAAAAAATGACAGCAGAAAGTGTCTTTAATTTTATGGCTTCGGATGAAGATTTCTCTGAAAATGTTTTAAAACCAATTGCATTGAATCTTTATGAAAAAATGGAAAACAATCAAATCACAGAAGAAGAATTTGATAAGAAAGTAAATTTCGTAGTTGAAAGAGCATCCAAGAGATTGGGTGTAGAGTTTTCTCAAGAAGATAAAACAATATTAGCTGAAGGTTTAGCTAAACAAATATTAGAAGCAGAGTCTTTAACTGGTCAAGAAGGTCAGTCTGATATCAGCAGAATCGATAAGATGGCTAAAGCTTCTGGTAAGGGTGGCAAATCAGTAAAAGAGAGAAGAGCCGAAAGATTAGCTCAATTAAGAAAAGAAGTAAAGAAGCTTAAGGGTAAGAAGAAATAATTAAAAATTAACTTGTGAAAGATTGTTTAACAAACAATACCTTTTTGGTTTATGCGATGAAAATGTATAGCAATCCCTATTGTACGGGGGTTGAAGAGTTTCAGGAAGATATATCACGCATAAAATACATTAAAAGACTTTTGTTGAAATATAAAAAAACAAGAATTCTAAAGACAAGACTTTTATTGAACCATATCATAGTGATGCAAAATATGTTTGGTGCTGAAGCTTGTGTTAGAATTCTTTTTTATAAGATACCAAAAGAACTACACTCTTATCTGAAATCTATTTTTGTATATTTGAATTACTTACCAAATTCTATACCAGAAGCTCAATTAAATGAAATTAAACTTGATGAAAATATCTTGAGAAAATTAAAGGAAATAAAATGAAAAAAAGAAGAACAACTACAAGAGAATTAAGTAAAGTAGTTACTTCATTTACAGTATATAAATTCATCAAAGATATAACAACACCATTCACAGAATTAAAATCATTTGATCGTGGTGAGATTGATAAAAATGGTAATTTTATTATTGATCCTAAAAAAATAACTCCTTATGATAGGTTGATTGTAAACCTCAAAAAACTTTTAGGTAAAATTCCAGACCCAATGATTAAAGCAAGGCTGAAATATTTAACCTCAGCCATTATTCTTTTTGTTGAAGAAACAGAACAATATGGAGCAAATCCAGATATTGTATTCAATGAAATATCAGAATTTTTAATAGAAAATGGATTGAATATTGATGAAGCATTAACATCTCTCAATGAAGATATGATCGCAAATTCTGTTTCTGGTGGCGGTATTGTTGGTGCTCGTGGAAATCCAGATGAAACCATTGTAAATCAAATGGCACATCTGAAAAGAATGAAAAAGTTAAAAAGACGAAAAAAACCAATTTATTTAAGAATAGGAACATCAAATGACCCTTATTAAAATCTATGTCATAATTAACACATTCATAGGTCTAATATGAAAAAAAATAAAAACAAAAAAGGCAATGAAGCAAAAAATTATTACTTTTGCACCCATGTCAATAATGCTGGATATCAATTTGAATTACTTTTAACAGAAAAAGAATTTGATGCTGCTGTTAAAAGAGCAGAAATGAATCCAGAGGATATTCCTGAAGATTATATTGTTTTACAAGGAGTTAAAAAGAAATGCCAATAGAACTTCTCACACTTATTGGTGGATCTGCTACTGGATTCTTGTTTCGCTATATGGCAGAAAAACGCCAATCAGAACAAGAAAACTTTAAAAGACTATTAGATATTAATAACTTTAATGAAAAGACAAGAGAAACCGCTGCTAAAAGAGTACCAATTGATGCTGGTAAAGCAGTTCGTCAAATCATTGTATTGGCCGTTTTGTTTGGTACAATAGCAGCACCATTCGTTCTTCCATTCTTTGGAATACCAACTGTGGTTGAAATCAATCAAACACATCCAGAAATTTTATTTGGTTTGATTCCACAAACATCAGAAACTATTTTTCAGACCGTGAACGGATATTTGTTTACCCAAGAGAATCGTCAGATTTTATTAGCGATTGTTGGGTTCTATTTTGGTAGTGCTACAGCAGGAAATAAATCATGAAAAAACTATTAATTTTAATACTATGTGTATTAGCATCTTGCAAGTCCGTATGTAAAACAAATGGTATGGAAACAATTCCAGATGTCTTAAATAAGACTACGGATACTATAATAGCAAAAGATACCACAGCCGATCTGTCAAAAGGAACACATCTAAAAACAGATCCAGATAAGAAAACAGAAGTAACATTAGAGCATGATACAGTTGTTATTATAAAGGAAGAAGCAATCCAAGAAAAGCCTCTGGAAGTAATTTTACCTAAAAATACTGCTGTTATTTTACCCGAAAATACTGATATTCAAACAAGTGATCTTACTAAGGTAAATATAGAAGCACAGACAGAAGTAAAATTACCACAAGGAACTGAAGTAAAAATGAGTAGAGTTAATTGGTATGCTCTATTGTTTTATTTTACATTGATCTTTGGATTAGCCTGGTATTATCTTCAGGGTAAAGGTGAGGACAAAGATGGTGATGGTTTTGTAGATCAAAAAAAGACTAAGAAATCTTAATTTGCTCAAATAAATACTTACAAATATAATAAGAATCTATGATGTCGGAAACTGGATTTCCGACATCTTTTTTATTAGGGGTAATTATTCCCTGTAAAGGAATCCCAGTTTCCTTTAAAAAAGCCTGATACATTTGAGTCTTATCGGCGTTTCCTTTTCCAGTTGCCATCTTTTTGATATGAGATGGGGTAACAATTTCTACTGGCATAGAAGCCTGATAGAGCTTATATTTAAGGATTCCTGTATTCTCGGCTATATGAAAAACTCTGCCCTGTGCGCCATACGCATAGCCTTCTAAAGCCACCTGTTCGCACCCTAATATTGATTTCATTACCCATTCTGAGATGGTATCGTACCTTTCGCATTCTTCTTTGTAGTCTTCGAATAATTTTCCATGAATATTACGAAAAAAGGTACAGGCATATTTTTTGATATCTGTTAAAAAGTGAAATTGACAATTTTCAAAGGTAAATTTATCACCTCCGAAAACACAAACAGCTGGTCCATTTAAACTATAATCAATTCCAGCAATAATCATATAAATATATAGTTATAGGAATAATATATGAATAAAAAACAATTAACGGAAAAATATTATGATATTTTAAATGAAAACTGGTTTGTCAAGTACGGTGGACAATTACTTAAAGCATTAGGTTTAGGTTCTATAATTGGTGCTGGTGCTGAGGCTGGTTCACAGGCTATTGAAAAACTTGGTGGAATTGAAGGTGTAATTTCAGCTGTCTCTGATAAAAAGCCACAGAGACAGGTAAGCCCAGAGAGAGTAGAAGCTTTGGCATCTGGTGATAAAGCAGCAAATATTAGATCATTGGCTTCTCCTGAGTTCCAGAACATGGGAATAAACCAAAGAACAAGTACAGTAACAAGAGAAAGAGCCTTGGCTCGTAATTTAGCAAAAGCAGAATTAGCAAAAGCCAAAGCCGCTGGTGATAAAGATGCCATTGAAAAATATACAAAAGCATTCAAGGATCTAGAAACAGGTCCAATGAATCTACAACCAGTTGAGGTTCGTGGTAGTCAATCAGCAGCAACACAGCGTGGTAGAATGGCTCAACGTGGTGTAAATATATTCCAACAAGCAAGATCTGTCGATGATGCTAATCAAAGAGCAGCAGCAGAAAGAGACATCGAAAGAGAAGGCCCATTAACAGGATTTAAAGATCGTGTTGAGGTTATGAAAGGTATGGAAGAACGAGGATATAAAATAGGTGCTGGTGATGATGATGCATTGTTTAAAGAAAGAGAAGCGGCAAAAAAAGAAGCTAATGCTGAATTCGAAAAACTTGCTGCAAAATATCCTGACGGAATTCCAGATTCTGTACTCGATGCATGGGCGCGTAAGAGAAACCAAGCCGTAGACTCTAAAACTAAAAATATTGGAACTGTTAATCCGAACGTAAAAATGAGATAAATTTATATTTTTTATATAAACAAAAACCCCCCATTTCTGGGGGGTTTTCTTTTACTTATTCCAAGGTAGTTTGGAATCAATCCACTTCCAAAGTGGGCCACCGATGAGTGCTCCTGCTACAAAGACAACGACAGTATAAAAAACAGTACCTAAAGTGCTTGACATTAAAAGTTCCATAGGAACCTCCTTTATAGTATTTATAAAGAAACAACCCCCTTTCGGGGGTTGTCGGACCTGAGATGCTATCTCAAGTGGGGTATCTTACTTATTTATATTAGCGACGACGGCGACCCATCAGACCCGCCATACCAAGAAGAGCAATTGCCCCAGGAGCAGGAGCGGAAAGAACAAAAGCACCCCCTGCGGTATTACCGACGAATGTAGGAAGTGATCGCCAATCACCCCAGGTATATTGACCATTATCGTCTGTGAACCAGAAGTCTTGAACATTTTGACCCTGTGACCAAACAAATTGATCGCCAGCAGAGTCATTGAGGTAAGCACCAATATTCATGTAATATGAACCAGCAGCGAGTTGAGTCACAAATGGTACATAAAATTCATAAACTGGTTCACCAAAGAAGTTGAATTCGCCTGTATCAACAACAGAAATGTTGCTGATGTTGATATTGGTTGAACTAACTGGCGAACTAAAGTCTGAACTCCACACAATAACTTGGAATCCAGTAATGTTTCCAATACCTTGACTATTGAGTCCATTTGAAGAACCCCACCACTTCAAAGAAGAAGTTGTGTATGAATCTTCAAGATCAAATCCTTGCGCTCCACTTTGTGCATAAGTGTATGAGCCACTTGACTTATATGCATCAGAATAGAATCCAACAGTATCAACTACTGGATTATTAACAACGATGAAATCTGCCATTGCCTCAGCACCAAACATCATGGTTGCTACGATACTTGCCATTACATTCTTAATCATATTTTTCTCCGTAATCCCCCAACGAGGGGGAGTTTTAGTATTATAACACCAACTCAGTTTTTGTCAAGTTGTAAGATCGACGAGTTCACATTTATCACCACTACAGGCATATGTCTGTGATCCTGCTGTCTTATCTTCCTTTTCATAATTCGAAAGCATAGTCCAATCTACATCTTTTGGCATTTCTGCGGCCAAAGCAGTATATGCAATCTTAGTACAGTCTTGATATGGTGCTTGTCGATATGAGTGATCCGAATGTGGTAAGAATGAAATACCACTGATTTCATCAAAGTGCTTATATACCCATGCACCAACATCCATCCATTCATGTTCACGCACTGTGATCGTGATACTCGGCTTGTGTTCACACCAATGACGTTGATATGTCAACCACAATTCAAGATGTTCGATTGCAGTCAAATCATTACGAGTAATTGAACCAACTGCCTTCATTGGGAATGAGAATACCATCGTATGATCTGGTTTCATTACGCATGGTTCTGCGGGGAATCCAAGATCAATCATCATCTGACAGAGTGGATCCTTTCGATCAGCACGAACTGTGCGAATATAATATTCACTGTGACGAGCATGAATACCAGACGCAGCATCAGTCAATTGACTAACTGTTCCCGAAGGCTTTACACAAGTAATTGCAGCAGCAGGATTTATACCAAGTTTATCAGACCATTCCTTGTTTGCATCGATTGCTACTTTCTTAAGATCTTCTAGAACACCAGACAACAAACGATGATCCTTACTACCCATTAATGGATTATCTAGAATACCTGTAAGAGAAACACCAAGGAGTGCTTCTTCTTCACAATTCTTCTTCCATGTAGAAGAAAGGTACGGGAAGTGCGTAAGTGATGCTTGCCAAGTACCAAGAATACTTGCAATTCGTATCTTGCGAGCAACACTATCTTGTGTATCATCTGCACGAATTACAACTTCTGTAAGATTACAGAATTCACGATCACGAAGAATAATTTCACTGCATGGATTCGTTCCGAAGTCATAGGAAGAATCACGACGATCACCTAATTTTGCGACAGTTTTCTTTGCCGCTTCTCTATTGAAGATGCCTCTTTCACCACTTTTGGACTTATAGAGAGAGATCCATTCTTCCATGAAAATTCCAATTTCTGGCTTCTCTTTATAGGCAACTGAATTATTTGCCAAGGCTCGTTGAGGGTTTTGTTCCCACCAAGCACCGCTCTTAGCATCTCGCATTCGTTCGTCCGTGAGATTGGACAGAGAAATAAGCGCAGAGCGTCTAACGCCTCCGACAACGACAATCTCCGCGATCTTGCAAACAATATCGTGACATTCGATGGAAGTAAGCTTTCTTCCTGCCGCTCTCTTAAAAGTATCAATGGTGAATTGAAAGAGATCAACGAGGGGTCTTGGCCCCGAAGCTCGACCACCAAATGTTTTGAGTCTTGCACCAGCAGGGCGTACTTTAGACACATCCCATTTTGGAATTTGACCTCCAATAAGTAGGGATACGAGTTCCCGATATGCTTTAGCCCAACCAACCTTGCTGTCCTGAACGATAATAGTGGTATCTGAATTAGTAAAGTGTTCAGCGATTGTAGGAAGTTTCTCAACATATTGTCTCTCCACACTAAACCCAACGCCCGTACCACACATGAGAACGTATAGAATCTCATCAAAGGCACGAATATTGTTTACGGCCACATATGAGCAATTGTATCCAGCAACATTATCTCGCTTCAAAGCCTCTCCTGCTGTCATTAAAGCCCGCATGGATGGCATTACTTCCAAATTTAAAACCGCTGATTCCAGTTCAGAACGAAGTTCTGCTGATAAGATATAACTCTGATTCTCCTTGAGATGTGTCTCAAAAAAATCAAAATAACGCTTTACTGTCTCTGGCCACTCTTCTCGTCTATTCTCTGATTCAATCCAGCGAGAATAACGTGACTTGTAAATAAATTCTTGGTACTGACTCGGTAAATTATTCATTCATACTCCTTAAATGCTTCTTATTTAGCTGTTCCTGACAATGCTTTCCAAGATACAGGAAACAATGGCTCAATTAATTCCCCCATAGCCTTGGCATATTCTTGGACTTCCCATTGAGCATGGGCATCAATTCTTTGGGCATATACGCGGCTGTAGGCCGCCAGGGAGCCTGTCCACCACCATTCGGTGTACGTAGCCTGGGGTAAAATACCACGGGCCTGTTCGGGGGCTACACCCTGCTTTAATAGCTCATCATAAGCATCCAAGGCATCTTGACAAGCATTGTCATACATGTCCAAAACATATGGATTCGGTGTCATAAATCCAGAACTACCCTGTTTAGCCCCATCAGTAGGAGCCTTTCTCCACTTTGGTTTGTAAATATCTGGTTCATAGGTCACGTATCTACGAGAAACCTCATTCATAACCAAACCAATTTGGTGCTTACCCAATTGTGCGCGAACAAAAATAGGTGCTTTGATTCGTAAAGTTATTTGTGGGTGTGCAAATGGTGTCCAGTGCTTATGTTCAGCAAGATATTTGATCAGTTTCTTATCTTTTTCCGAAAGAATATTCGCGGGAACATGACTATCTGGATGGTCCCATTCACTTTGTTTATTAAATGAAACACGCGCTGCGTTAACAACGGTTAAGTCATCACCCATATGTGAAATTAATTCAACATGACCTTTATCTAAAACATCAATCTTTTTTGTCATCTTTTTTATCTTCCTCATCCTCTATAGAATAGTGTAGCATTATACCAGGAACATCTTCCTCTGTAAAGGTTTTTGCATAATCTACAGCCTTTTTAAATAGTTCTGGGTTTGATTCTCGAACATATTGAGCAAAATGAGAATTAAATACCATCAATGTATCTAACATTTTTTCTAACAAATATGCTTGATCATCTTCTGATAGATTTTCATCTTCTTCTTCGAAGAAATCATCATTTATATCATTGTTTTCTTCCATTTTGTTAACACCAATTTAGCTTTTAAATCTGAGTATGTGTTTTGATCAATTAATTTTTTCGGATCCAATCCAGCAGAAACCATATCATTAATATCTTTCTCTGTAATGTTCTCTGGAAAAATACAAACAGTTTTTTTCATGTTTATCAACTTCTCCAATAACTGCACAGTTTCTTTTTTATATGGTTCATTATCTAATACATAAACTGCATTTGTATCATCTATTTTTTCATGGACTTGAATGAAATTACTAGATCCCAATGTAGCTATTGCATTAGGAATAAACATTGAATTAATTGGACCTTCTAGAATATAGAATTTTTTAGTCAAATCAACTTTATCTAAACCGTAATAGCATAGTTCTTTTTCTTTTTTGAGAGTAAAATATTTCATTCCTCTTTTTGTTTTCTTTGAGAAGGTTCGGCACTGAAATCCGCAAATGCCACTGCTATTGCGAATGACAACCACAAGCCTATCCTCTTTAGAAAACCTATCTTTATACGACTCATCGAATTCCTCCGCTAGTTTACCCATATCTTCTGTATATCCAATATCATCCCATTTTTCTTTTGGGATTTTTCGTTCAATAACGTATTGAACAGCTTTATGATCCTCTGGTAAATCTACAAGATACTGAAAATTGTAAGATTTTGGCCTAATTGCAGAGATCGGATATAGATCTTCCTGTGTAGGCTTTTTAAAGTTTCCACGATTTTCTCCAGCACAGAATCTTTCCACCGAATAATCTTTACACAAAGATGGGGAAACGTGCTGCAAAAAATTATATACACTAAGTCCAGCACCACAGTTATGGCATTTATAAAAAAAGCTATTATTTTTAACAAAGAAATATCCTCTGGCTTTGCCTTTACTCTTTGTAGAGTCTCCACAGATTACACATCGACAATTAGCAAGTGTTTCTTTCTTCCATTTGAATTTAGGAAGCATTGAAGAAACTAAATTGATATACTTTTTATCTATGTAAAGAGCCATCACATTTTCCAATCATTAAAATTATTTTGCTTCTTTCTCCCAAAGAAATTATCTGGTCCTTGTGGTTTTGGTTCTGGTAGAGGGACTGATGCTTCTGCTGAATATAGTTTCATTTTGCCGCGATTAATTTTCAACAAGAACTTTTTATTACCAAGACGTTCATTATAACGGTTTTTCAACTGTTTTACTAGAATGTGGCCAGATTGTTCCAACTCATCTGTGCTGATCAACGCAAACATAAAATCAGCAGTCATTGGCAAACCGAATGATTCTGATGTGTGGGTAAGTTCAGGATCACTATTTGCAAATCCTTCCCTGTTCGTTTGAGTTGCTGTAACCAATGGTACATTGTATTCAACGGCAAGACCTCTTAATTCCTCAGAGATTGCTTTAATATATTCAAACGAATTTACTTTACCACCCTTGATTCTCGCAGAAGCGCAAATATTCAAGTAGTCAATGAAAATAATATCTGGCTTGAATTTCTTCTTAAGACTCAACTCATCCAATAGAAATCGGAAATGGTTTGAATTGGCAGTTGATGTTGGATATTCTTTGATAATCAACTTACCTCTTACATCAGCACATGAGTTCTTAAGTTTCTTTTCATACACAGAAAGAGGAAGAGCTTTAAGATCATTGATTGCAACATCAAGAATATTTGCATCAATCCTTTCAGCAATTTTTTCTTCTGACATTTCACATGTGATGTAAAGAACATTCTTATGCTGCTTTAAACAAGCCGCAGCAAAATGGCATAAGAACAATGATTTACCTACACCAGTACCAGCCATACAAATCGATAGAGTCTTTGGCACGATACCACCACTTGTAATCTCATTAAATACATCAAGATCAAATGGTATCTTTTGCTCTACCTTGTGATAAAACTCGTATCGCTTCTCATAATCTTCAATATAATCGTGTCCAATATGAGTATCAAAAGAAACAGCCAATGCCTTTGACAAGATATCAGGAATGGCAGTAGTTGGTGTTGTATCCTTGCCGTCAATGATATTGATTGAATTCATGATAGCATTGTAGACTGCTTTTTCTTTGCAGAAATTTTCAGTCTCATTCATGAGCCAATCAATAGAACTCTCTTCGTAATCCGAATAGAGTTCATCAACTATTTCAATAGAGTTCTGAAAATCATCTTGAGAGATTGATTTTGTCTTTTCT